GGACTAAACGGTTAGCCTCATCCGAAGACGAACCACCCATCCCACGATTCTTACGATGATGCGGCACAAGCGTCTCAGTATCACCACAATGCCAACAATAATCATCCCGATCAAACAAAAGTTTGCGAAACTTAGCCTTCAACACCATCCGAGTACACCCTTCTATGTTCCAGAACCGTACCAAAAATGTGACACTGCTGGCAATACCTCAACATTTTGTGCAGGTTCGTGCAGATAATGTGCGTTTTTGCTCAGGTGTTATTCAGAAAATGTGAATTTCTGCGTGAGCGCACAAGTGACACTTAACCACACGCTAAGTGTCAGAACTGTACCGTTTTCGGTATAGTTTTGACATCTCCAAGATCCCCTACTGCACATTTACGCAGCATCCTGTTATACAAATGCGCGCCCTGCAGAAATTGTAAAGTAACCCTTGCAGAAGTTGTACAACTTGTACATGGTCTAACAAAACAAGTCCCCCCGACTAGCCGAAGCCAACGGGGGGAACTGTTAACAACAGTCTACCAAGACAATTGCCCCCAGCCGGAGCGAAGGGGCAATCATGATAAAACCAGCTTACCCTCCTGTAGGCACACCAAAAATGTCTCCACACGTGTCACACAAAGCCGTACTCCCCACAGCCTCAAACAAGCCACAGTTATCACACATCACAGCTTCATCTCCGCCTGAATCATCTTCGCCCGAGTCGCAACCGACATAATCTCCGACTCGATGCCTTTCAACTTAGTCTTCACACGATTCACCTGAGCCTTAGCCAAATCACGCTCCAACCGCACATCAGCAGCCTCCAAACGCGCCAAAGCCTGCCGATCAGCAACCGTACCCGCAGACTCCAAAAACGACTGAGCCTCAACCAAATCCAACCGATGCTCCGCATGAGCCAAACGCTCCTCAGCCTCAAACAAAGCATCCACCCCCTTCCGATTAAGCCGAGTCAGCTCCTCCAGATCGCTCATAATCTTCGACGGCAACATTCAAAGCCTCCATACGTTCAACAGCCAAACTACGCCAAAAAGACTGCAACTCAGACCCATTAGTTACCGCCTCCGTGTACGCCTCCAGCAGCTCCTTCGCCGACGCCCGCATCACTGGCAAGTTCTTCTGCACGAGCCTTCACCGCCTTCAACACATCATCTGGAGCATTATTTGCCTTGGCCTGTTGCCACAACAAGCGTAACCTGTCCACATCAGATTCAGCCATCGCGGCTTTAATATAATCAGTCGGCACCTTACGCATCTCCTCCAACGAAGCACGCTTCTTATTACCCGTCAAACCAATGTTCGCTAAAGCGCGACCAATCGACGAGGTCTCACACACCTCTGCAGAAAAGTCCTGCTTACCAGACCCCTTAGCTTCTGTAGCCCAACCAGTAGCCATCGGAGTCTCCAACTCCTGCTCACCCACATCCTTAAACACAGCAGCACTAAACACCCACTGAGCGTCATTAGACATTCCCCGATCCAAAGACGTCACAATGCGCCCATCAGGGAACCTCTCATAGAACACAGCAATACGCTCTTCAACCATCGCGTAATCATTAGGTGACCAATTAGCCATTAGCTATACAATTCCTTCCAGTGTTTTTTATTTAAAATTTGCGATACGGCAGTAATAGAAACATCGTACAAATTGCTTAATTCTCTTAGCTTCCACCCCTGAGTTCTTAAACAATACAGTTCAATAATGGTTTGCGCAGTGAACTTCGAGGCATGATTTTTTGATCCTTTTGGGCGGTTGCCGACATTGGCTCTGTTTCTCGCGTACATGTCTGCGACATTTTCTTTTGCCGTTCCCCACCTCAAATGTTTAGGATTAGCGCAATTTCTTACATCGCAAGCATGTAAAGCGTAATAACCTTTTTTTGCCGGACCATAAGCAAGTGCACACACTACGCGATGTAAATAGCGGTCACCGCCTGGATTGTAAATCAACCCGTAGCCATTGGTTGTTTTTCCCGCCTGCCAGAGCCAACAATCATTTTCATCAACAAGACAGTGGCTTTTTATTAACTCCAAAGACCACCCTTGAAAATTTGGGCTGCGGGATATCTGTGTGTAAATCAGACACCTACCAATGCAATATAAGCGAGAATCCCCGCAATCAGACACAAATTAACAGCAATAACAATGAGAGTGTTCTCCCACTTATACATCATTTCCTCCCTTTCACAACCAACCAAGGCGTCCCATTACCCCGAGCCTGCCTCTGAGCAACAACCACACGCTCATCCTGATGATCAACAACATAACCGTATTTAGCAGAACCCATCCTGTCAAGAACCATCGACTTAACTTTGTTCAACTTGATTTCAGCACTAGCCGCAGCCTCATGAGCAAACAACAACTGCTCACCAAGCTCACCGATATCAACCGAATCATCCTCAATCTCAGGATGCATATAACGCACAGCCTCATAAGTAGCCTTCGACCCATCCCAATCAGGCCTCTTCACATCACGCAAATAAGCCATAAACCGAGTCGCCGCAGCCCTCTGAGACTGAGCCTGAAACTCATCAAACTCAATCCACGTCTCATGCCAATCCCAACCCACGACACCAACCAAACACGCCCGACCAACACCCAACACATCCATATAGTGTTGAACCTGCGCATTGTAATGAGGAGGCACCTCACGCCAACTAGCACGCGACGTCTTCACCTCAACAACAACCCACTCACCCGACTCACGATGCTTAGCCAACCCATCAGGATTCGCAATCAACACACCAGCAGCATCCACATAAGTCCCAGTCTTAAACACCTCAAACTCAGGATGCTCATCAGCCCACAGGCCAAGAATCGGGTCCTCAAAAGCCTTCCCGAACCGAATAGACCAACCAGTCAACTCAGGATCAGGAATCTGACCAGTCCGTTTCGCCCACAAAGCAAACGCAGACTCCCAAGGATTCAACCCACAAATAGTCCCAATCTGGGACCCACCCACACCCTCAGTGCGAGCCTCCAACCACTCCTCAGAACCATCCTCAAACACCCCCAACAAGCGAGCATCATTAAACTGTTCCGGCGCAAAAGTTGTAAAAACCCGTTTATTCGTCATAAGCTCACTATATGAGCAACCGCCGACAACCTCAAATGGATTTACTCCACGCACTCGAAAAAGAAGGCGCAGTCGCCTGCGAACAACTACCAGACGTCTTCTTCCCCGAAGACTTCGCAGACCCCAAAATGCGCAACCAAGCAATCCGAGTAGCCAAAAACCTTTGCAACGAATGCCCAGTCAAATGGTTATGTTTAGAAGCAGCCCTCGCCAACAAAGAAGGTTACGGCATTTGGGGCGGCCTGACCGCAAAAGAACGCGGCACAGCAGGCAGGTAAAGCAAAACCCCGGCGACTTCAATCAGAGGCCAACCGGGGTGTTCGCTAAGTTATCTTACTCGCACGACTCGCAAATCGTCGCGTCAGCAGGATCAACAGGCACTTGGTAAGAACAGGAACCAGACATTACACTCCCAGAAGGTCAAACGAAAAAAGGATGAACTTCCATTGTAAGAGGAACCTGGAACCCTCAACTAGGGATTAAAGTTCTTCTTCGCCTTCTTCAATTTCAACAGCAATCTTGTACACATTGTCCGGGGTTACGTTAGTTAACGCCATACCGCCAGCACCAACACCCAACAACGCAGCAGCCACATTCAACACCAACTGAGCCACATCGCCCGTCACAATACCAATAGCAACAAACAACGGCACAGCAGCAACAGCAACCTTATACAACCAAGCACGCCGCTCAGCAGTCCAAAAACCAATAAACTCATCCATCAGCAGAACCTCCCGAGTTCCATTTATCATCATACGCAGCAAAACCAGCATACGCCGAAATAGACGTCGTAATAATCGTCACCCCACCATACACAAGCTCACCAGTGAACTTATCAGAAAACAGGCCCAAACCGCCCACCAGAATCATGACCGCACCAAAGAACACCGCACCAATAACTAAAGTGCGGCGAACCTTCCAACGATCAGCAGGGTCCGGTTTCACGGCGTTAACGATACCGAAAACACACCCACAAGGGCAGACAACAAACCGAGTCCCCCAAACAACCAACCCATCCTGGTTTCAAGTTTACGAAGACGATCCTCATGGTCACGCACCTGAGTTTCAGTGTCAGGCAAACTATTAGCAATCTTGTCTAACAAACGTCCTTGACGTTGCACTTCTTTAAAAATTTCCGCCATCGAAACCCGGACACCTCCAGTCCCAGTACTTTCACTCATCGTCCTAACCCTCTCCTAATAGCGTGTGCCCCACGAGCCATCCACGAATTACTAAGTGCTTCTAAACCGGGGGACACTCTGCCGACACGTGACCGTCTAGGAGGCCTCTGAGGGCTGTCAGGACGCCCTCGGAACGGTCCTTGCAGTAAAGGTACTGGGTCGATGGTATCGCCCCATTTACGGGAACGTCGAACCTCGAAATGCAAATGAGGTCCGGTTGATCTTCCAGTATTGCCCGACGTGGCGACGATATCTCCCGCTTTAACAGGCTCACCAAGATTACGGTGAGAAGCCTCCTTCAAATGGTAGTAAACCGTGTGGAAGTTACCTGCATGTCGAATAATCAACACATGCCCACCAGAAGCACCATTGCCCTTATGCGCCACAGTCCCATCAGCACCTGCAATCAACGGAGTCCCCACAGGACACGCCACATCCACACCATGATGGAATGATCGTTTACCCGTAATCGGGTGCCTACGAGGCCCCCAAGGGCTCCTCGCATTGATCGTGTACGGTTCCGGCCACGGGTTATACAACCTCATCTGTTACTCCCCAGGAGGAGTCGGGTATGGGTGTGCGTCTTTAACCGCTTGAACAGCGTCCTTCCACTGTTGCTCGGTAGCGTCCCCACGTTGCCATTCAAAAAATAATGGGTCAGAATCTGTTACGTAGGCAGCTTGTCGGGCTTTTTCTACGGCTTTATATTCCCGGTCATATTGGACTTGGGGCCAGGCTGTTTCGAGGGCCTTTTTAGTCGGCTTCTTTTGTGCGTTGTTTTCGTCCCAGGTAAGTCCGGTGTAGTCGTCACCATTAAGCGACCAAATAGCATCCGGGTAAAGCGCGGTAATCGTTGCGGGGATATCCATTAGACCGCCACCTCCTGAATAACAAGCGAAGACACCGCTCGAATGCCTCTAGCGTCCGCAAAGTCCGCAGCGGCTCGGTTTATATAAACCGTTTTGGTGCTGCCGGAAAGATTAATTGCCCTAACAGTGTAGGTTTTTGAACCCGACCCAGGAGTGTGAACAAAACTTACAGAAGGCATAGCAACTACCCTGTCAACAATGTTCCCAGTTGTATCACCGGATACGTAACCGCCAGCAGTGGTCAAATTTCTACCCGTTGCGCTATCCGCCAAAGCAATCAAACCAGTACCATCATGAATACCAAGACCTGCCAGGCCAAGCCCTTCGGAATTACTAGCAGCACCAAAAAACGCTGTGATGATTAACTTATTAGCCGGGTCGGACACCTCATGCGTAATCGACAAATCCGTCACCGCAACATTGCCCTGCCCACCAACCGACGCCGTAAACGTGTCAGTCTTCAACGCAGACTTAACCGCAACCAAACCAGGAACAATCAGGCCACCAGTCGCACCATCATAAACAGTATTCCCCTCAGAATCCTGCCACTGATCAAACCGCATCACACTAGACATCAGAGAAACTCCTCAACAGGCCGATTATCAACAAAAACCCCATCAACATAATCCCAACCAATACCAGCAGCCACACCTTCAGGAATCTCCACAACAGTCTCAGCAGGATTCCACGGCGACACACCATCCCACTTAGACACGTTAACCACTGTGCCATCAACAACATGCGCCAT